TATTCAATGAATATGGATGCAAATGCTTATGTTAGACAGTGGTGTAGATCATCAGCAGAAAACAAAAAGACCTGCATCAGTTATGGTGGAAACATGGACTACTAACTAACCTATATAATTTACAACCAAAGAGACTACCTGACAGGGGGTCTCTTTTTTGTATGGGGAAGTTATGAATTTTTTAGACTATGCACGTTTGTATGACATTGAAGATGAAGCACTCTGTGATTCTTTAACTAAACAATATTCTTCTGTCGATTGGGAAGACCATCGATGGGGGCATAATGATGGTAGAACTCATCACACAGAAGAGGATAATACTAAAATTTTATTTCCTGAAAATGAAATTATATTTGATATTTGTGGTAAAGTCTTTACTGATTATTCTCGTCACTTTGACATTGGATTGATTGACCATACTCATGCAAGATTAAGCAAGTACACAGAAGGAGCATATCTCCGTTCTCACCACGATCATATTAAAGATATGTTTGATGGTGAACGTAGAGGTATTCCTATCTGTACAGTTGTTGGATTGTTGAATGATGATTTTAAAGGTGGGGAGTTCTTTCTTTGTAATGAAGATATGGAACTACAAAAGGGACATGTTATTGTGTTTCCATCCATTTTTATGTATCCTCATGAAGTTAAAAGAGTGACAAAGGGCACTCGCTACTCATTTGTATCGTGGGCATGGTAACATGAATGTTTATGTAAATTTAAAACCGAATAACTATGACGGTGATTCGGATCTCTTGACAGTAGAGGTGCCTTCATCGTATACTGATGAATTGCTGAAGCATGTCAGACCTATTGCAGAGCAAAAAAATATCGATGAGGGTAGAATCCTTAAAGATATTATTAAAGAAGCAGTTTTAGAAATTGAAAGGAGGAATTATGAGCGTAAGAATCGTGCGACTAAAAAGCGGGGATGATATCATCTCTGACATTTATGAGGTGACATCCAATGGGGATAAGGAAGAAGATAAAGATCCGATTGCATATCAACTAAGATTTCCATATGCTATTTGGATTAGTGAGGGGATGAATGCAGAAGTTGATGGGGATATCCAAAAAATTTCTGACCCAGAAGTTTCTATGGAACCATGGTTGCCGCTTTGCAAGCATGAACATATTTTCCTAAAACTTAATGAAGTCTCAGCTGCATACGAAACACATGATACAGTTATTGAACAATACACAAAACTAATTGAGGCACAAATTAATGGAAAACGTGAAACTGATCCTCCTCAGGGAGAGGAATGAAGTTCTACTAGGTTCAGTTACTGAACTAGATGAAGAACCAAGTTTATTGGTTACGAACTGCATGGAGATACTCAAGGATGGAACACTAGAACCGTTCCCTCGCTTTGCTGCACAACGTGACTTGTTCTTGACATCTGAGGCAGTTTTGACTATAGTGGATCCAAGTCCCGAAATTGTGGAGACATACAGTAAAGTATGAGTTCTTTCTATACCAACATTCAACTTGCTGGTGACACTATTCTCTACCGAGGATATGAAGATGGTAATCCCGTTTCATATCGTGCAAATTTTTCTCCAACTTTGTATGTTCTCTCTCGTAAGAATGAGGACTTCAAGACTCTAGATGGAAAAAATGTGTCACCTGTCAAGTTTCAAACTGCTCGTGAAGCAAGAAACTTTATAAAGCAGTATGATGGTGTGGAAGGATTTGAAGTGCATGGGTATGAGAGATTCGTATATCAATATATTCGTCAAGAGTTTCCTGGTGAGGTTGATTACAATATCAATCAAATGAAAATCTTTGCATTGGATATTGAGGTCCAGTGTGAGAATGGATTTCCCAATGTTGAAGAAGCAGCAGAAGAAATGTTGTCTATCACCATCAAAGATATGGTGACAAAGAAATATTACAGTTGGGCAACTCGTGAGTTTGAAGCACCAGAAGGAGTTGAGACTCATATCTTCTGGACAGAACATGAGATGCTGAACCATTTCATACAATGGTGGGTGCAAAATACTCCAGATATCCTTACGGGTTGGAATGTCAATTTGTATGACGTTCCATACATCGCCCGTAGGGTTAGTCGTGTGCTTGGTGAAAAATGGATGAAGAGTTTGTCTCCTTGGAATCGTGCCAATGAAAGAGAAGTCTACGTTATGGGACGTAAGAATTATGCTTACGATATCTCTGGTGTCAATATTCTTGACTATCTCGATCTTTATCGGAAGTTTACTTATAGTAACCAGGAGTCATATCGACTCGACCATATTGCCTTTGTTGAATTAGGACAACGAAAGGTTAACCATGATGAGTATGAAAACTTCAAGGATTTCTATACTCGTGACTGGCAAAAGTTTATGGAATATAACATCCAAGACGTTGAGTTGATTGACAGATTGGAAGACAAGATGAAGTTGCTTGAACTTGCCATAACAATGAGTTATGATGCTAAGGTAAACTTTGAAGATGTTTATAGTCAAGTCCGTATGTGGGACACGATGATCTATAATTATCTTACTGATAGAAATACAGTTGTTCCTCAGAAAAAAGGTGAAAAGAAAGATGAAAAATATGCAGGAGCATATGTCAAGGAACCGATTCCTGGAAAGTATGATTGGGTTGTTAGTTTTGATCTCAACTCTCTCTATCCTCATCTCATCATGCAGTACAACATCTCGCCAGAAACCTTACTCGACGCGAGGCATCCAACAGCAACTGTTGATAAAATACTTAAACAAGAAATAGATATTGATGGGGAATACTGTGTATGTGCTAACGGTGCTCAGTATCGTAAAGACATACTTGGATTCCTACCAGAAATGATGCAGAAAATCTATGATGAACGGACCATATACAAGAAGAGAATGCTTAAGTCTAAGCAAGCTCTTGAACATGCCACCACACCTACAGAGACCACATCATTACAAAAGGATATTTCAAAATTCAACAATATCCAAATGGCAAGAAAAATCCAACTCAACTCTGCCTATGGTGCCATCGGAAACCAGTACTTCAGGTACTACAATCTGGCAAATGCTGAGGCGATTACCCTCTCGGGTCAAGTCTCGATTAGATGGATTGAGAGTAAAGTAAACGCTTACTTAAATAAGATACTTAAAACAGAGGACCACGACTATGTTATTGCTTCCGATACTGACAGCATCTATATCTGTCTTGATTTACTTGTCAGTTCAGTATTTAATGCACAGGAAGTTCCTCCAAAGAAGGTAGTCAATTTTATTAATACATCTTGTAAGGATCTAATTGAACCATTCATTGAAAAATCGTATCAAGAACTAGCAGATTATGTTGGTGCTTATGACCAGAAGATGGTTATGAAGCGAGAGAATATTGCTAGCACAGGTATCTGGACCGCTAAGAAACGATACATCCTTAATGTGTGGGATAGTGAGGGAGTTCGTTATGAGAAACCAAAACTAAAAATTATGGGATTGGAAGCAGTTAAGTCTTCTACTCCTGCTGCATGTCGTGCTGCCATTAAGGAATGTATGACGGTTATTGTTAATGAAGACGAAGCGTCAGCGCAGGCATTTATTACTAAATTTAGAAATCAATTTTCATCGTTACCAGTCGAAGATATTTCATTCCCTCGTGGATGTAACAATCTAAATAAGTGGTCCCATCCTGCAACGATCTATAGTAAAGGAACACCTATTCATGTTCGTGGTGCGTTGTTGTATAACTTCTATAATAATAAGAATAAACTTACACATAAGTACCCTTTGATTCAAAACGGAGAAAAAATTAAGTTCGTTTATTTGAAGACCCCTAACAAAATTAATGAGAATGTCATTAGTTATCTGGGAACATTTCCGAAAGAGTTTGGACTTGACAAACAGGTGGACTATGACTTACAATTCTCAAAGAGTTTTCTAGAACCCATCAAAGTTATTATGGATACAATTGGTTGGCAAGCAGAAAAAGTACCGTCACTGGAGTTCCTATTCGGATGAAAACAAAATTTATCGTATCATATCAAAAAGCATTCAGTGCTGGTGCATCCAGGGAAGAAAAACTTTTTGATGATTTGAAAGATGCACAATGGTTTGAACGTGCCATGAAACGTTCTCAACATATCACAACATTATTAGAGGTCAAAGAGTGAATTTTCTACAAGACGTAGCAAAGGAGATCGGAAATGAATACGCAGGACTTGTTAGTGATGGTGTTGCAGCGGGGGATACCAGTGGTTTCATTGATACTGGCAGTTATATCTTTAACGCTTTGGTATCTGGCTCAATCTACGGTGGCGTCCCAGGAAATAAGATTACCGCTATTGCAGGAGAGTCGTCTACTGGCAAAACTTTCTTTTGCCTTGGCATTGTACAGCATTTTCTCGACAGCAATCCTGACTCAGGTGTAATTTACTTTGAGTCTGAGTCTGCTATCTCTCGCCAAATGATTGAGGATCGTGGTATTGCATCAGACCGTATGATGATTGTTCCTGTTGCAACCATTGAGCAGTTTCGTACACAGTCATGTAAGATTCTAGATAAGTATCTGGCACTGAAAGAGGAAGACCGCAAACCTATGATGTTCGTTCTGGACTCTTTGGGTATGCTCTCTACAGAGAAAGAGATTGCTGACGTAGCAGCAGATAAGCAGGTCAGGGATATGACTAAGAGTCAATTGATTAAGGGTGCCTTCAGGGTGCTCACACTCAAACTAGGCAAGGCAAATGTACCTATGCTGGTCACCAACCATACCTATGATGTCATTGGTTCTTATGTACCTATGAAAGAAATGGGTGGTGGTAGTGGTCTCAAGTATGCATCTTCTACTATCATCTATCTGTCTAAGAAGAAAGAGAAGGATGGCACAGATGTTGTTGGTAACATCATCAAATGTAAAGCACAGAAGTCACGTTTGACTAAAGAGAATAGTCAGATTGAAACCCGTCTATACTATGATCGTGGTCTTGACAGATACTATGGTCTGCTAGAGTTGGGAGAGCGAGCAGGGATGTGGAAAAATGTTGCTGGTCGTTATGAAATGGACGGCAAGAAAGTCTATGCTAAGGCAATCTTGAAAGAACCAGAAACATACTTCACTCCTGAAGTAATGCAAGCACTTGATGAAGCAGCAGCAAAGGAGTTCCGTTATGGCAGTTGAACTTAAGGACTATATCAGAACGTATGATGATGTGGTTGACTATAGCTTCTGCCAACAAGTTATCGAAGTATTTAATACTTCTGACTTTGAATATCTCGACAGAGAGCAGAGACCTTCATTCAATGAATTGAATATTTCTCAGAAGTATCTTGCTAACGATCCTAAATGGATGAATATTCAGAATGATTTGCAGAATAGTTTTATAGATGCGATTGAACTTTACATGAAAGAATTGGATTTAGGTCCAGACTTTCCATCACAATATGCTTTTGAAGAGTATCGTATCAAAATGTACAATTCAAATCAATATGATCAATTTAAAGACCATGTTGATGTAGGTAATTACAACTCTGCTCGTAGATTTTTAGTCTGCTTTCTTTATCTCAATACCGTTGTTGCTGGTGGAGAAACAAATTTTCCTAAAATTTCTCATGCAGTTTCCCCAAAGTGTGGTAGAATACTTTTGTTCCCTTCTACTTGGCAGTATCGTCATGCAGGATTAATTCCTCTCTCGGATAAAAAGTACATTGTCGGAACTTATTTGCACTACGTATGAATCTAGAAGTAACTATTCTCAGTAATCTCATTTATAATGAGAAGTATGCTAGAAAAGTTTTGCCTTTTCTAAAGTCAGATTACTTCACTGCTCGTGAGCATAAGATTATCTTTTTGGAAATCCATGAATACATCAGTCAATATGATGCGTGTCCCAGTCTCAACGCAATTGGTATAGAATGTCAGGAACGAACTGATCTTACTGAAGACCAGTTTAAAGAGATTATTCAGGTACTAAATGTCCTTTCCAGTGATCCTGCAGAACACGATTGGCTCGTTGATACTACGGAAAAGTGGTGTCAAGAACGTGCGATCTATCTATCTCTTATGGAGAGTGTCAAGATTGCTGACGGTCAAGATACCAAGAGGGATAAAGGTGCTATTCCTTCGATTCTTTCTGAAGCACTTGGAGTATCCTTCGACCAACATGTAGGACATGATTATGTTTCAGATGCACAAGAACGTTACGACTTCTACCACCGCAAAGAAGATAAGATACCTTTCGACCTATCGTTATTCAATAAGATTACGAAAGGCGGTCTTCCTAACAAAACTCTTAACATCGCACTTGCTGGCACTGGTGTGGGCAAATCTTTGTTTATGTGTCATTGCGCTGCTGCAGCACTTCTACAAGGTAAAAATGTCCTCTATATTACGATGGAAATGGCAGAGGAAAAAATCGCTGAACGTATTGATGCAAACCTTCTAAACGTTCCGATTCAACAACTTGGAGATCTTCCAAAGGTGATGTTTGAAAAGAAGATTGCAAATCTTTCTAAGAAGACACAAGGCAAATTAATCATCAAAGAATATCCTACGGCATCTGCTCATGTTGGACATTTTAAGTCTCTTGTTTCTGATCTTGCTCTTAAGCGGAGCATTAAACCCGATATTATCTTTGTGGATTACCTTAATATCTGTGCTTCCGAGAGATATAAAGGGAGCATTGTCAACTCCTACACTTACGTCAAAGCAATCGCAGAAGAACTTAGGGGTTTTGCTGTGGAGTGTAACGTTCCTATTATCAGTGCTACGCAGACCACTCGTTCAGGTTATGGTAGCACTGATGTTGACCTTACTGATACTAGTGAATCCTTCGGTCTCCCTGCTACTGCTGATCTTATGTTTGCCCTTATTAGCACGGAGGAGCTTGAGGGAATGAATCAAATCATGGTCAAGCAATTAAAGAATAGATACAACGACACTACTACCTTCAAGAGATTCTGTATAGGTATTGACAGAGCAAAGATGAAGTTGTATGATGTTGAGGAATCTGCTCAAGACGACCTTGTTGATTCTGGACAAGGAACCGAACCTCAACAGATTGATTTAGTTAAAAAGTTCACATCAAAGAAAACATTTGAAGATTTAAAGTATGACTAAAAGAGTAAACACCGATGCTTATTTAGAGTTCGTTGATGCAGTCACATCGAGCGAGAGTAAAGATTATGGTTTCTTTAACTGCCGCCTCCTTGAGTTGCAAGAACAAGGTTTTGAAACGCAAAGACTTCTAACTGCTGCTGTAGGAATGTCTGCTGAGGCAGGTGAGTTTACGGAGATCGTTAAGAAGATTATCTTCCAGGGTAAACCAGTAAACGAAGAGAACATGTTCCATCTCAAACGTGAACTTGGAGATATCATGTGGTATGTCGCTCAGGCATGTATGGGTCTTAATGTTTCTCTCGATGAAGTTATTGAGATGAACGTAGACAAACTCAAAGCACGTTATCCTGGTGGTGAGTTTGATGTTCACTATTCCGAGAATCGTCAGGAAGGTGATGTCTGATGAATCTTACACAAGATGAACTTTGGAATACAATTGACACCCTTGGATGGAATGTCAGAGAAGACAACATTGTAATTGAGATTGGTGGCACAGTAGTTTCTGGCATCCACCAAGGTGAGGAGTACAATAAAAAGTGGGCAACACCATTTGGTGTCCGTAAATATAATAAGGATGCTTTCATCGTTCTTAAAAACCTTTCACGTACTCCTTTTGAACCTTCTCTTCCTATGGATAGAGAACATAAACCTCATCACTTACGTGAACCTGCTGAACCCCCAGAGGTTGTTGTCAATATGGACGGCGGTGTTGGTGGATCGTGGGAAGTTAAGGAAGAATCATAACTTATCATGTTTAGTCTTTGGATCCACCTACGAGCATTCTTTGCTGTTGTAGTTGTTGGTTGTGCTCAACCTGTCAACTGGGCACAGTGTGTTCGTGTGGACCAATGGTTATTGCCTGAGGTTGTCCAGGGTTATAAACTATGGACAGGGCAGGAAAAAATCTATGAAAAAGAAGAGCAGTATCTAAATAGTTTGGATGATTCCATAGAGTAGAACGAATAATGGCAGGTGCAAGCACAGAACTATACTCGGAAGTATTAGCACAGATTTGTTTGGCATATTCTATTAATACCAATAAAGCATTAACACAGGATGTGTTGATAGAGGGTAATACTCTCAATACAAAAATCATGAGTTCTATCAAGAATCTAATGATTTTTCATAGTGCAGTAAACATGAGTTCAAAAAACTTTGTCACTCCTTTTGTTCAGTATATTAAGGGGAATGTTAGCGGTAAATTAAACTGGGTTGATGCACAAGGACGAAATATGTTGGCAGTAAAAAGACGATTTAATATTAATAAGCAGCATAAGATTTATAATGATAAACTCTTTGGTAGTAGTCCATCAGACAATAATCCATACACAGCATTTTTGATGTCAAAGACAGGTATATCTACAGATAAATGGAATCCTGCTGATATTTGGTCTATGAACTTAGAGGGTCGTAGCGCACTCAAAAGATTGAACAGAAGGGTTAGGGCAAGAACAAAAATTTCTTTGGAATATTGTAATCAGTTTCTAGCAGGTCAGTTTAGTAAAGGAAATATTATTCCTATTTCACTGAAGAAACCTCAGTCGTCTCCTCATATGGAGATCATTAATAGTAATGAGTTTGTATCTAGAGTTTCATTGGGGGTAACTAATAATCCTGTTGTAGAATATGATTATAAGAATAAGGATGTAAAGATTAACTTCACAGTTGAGACGGTAGAACTTCCTAAAGGCACTAGTGCTAGAAGAG